TTGGTCAGACCTTCAGCAGCGGTGTTCTCGATGGCACGAGACACCATAACCCGCTCAAGACCGAAAAGCTGGGCCAGGGTGTTCTCGTTGACACGAGCCGGATTGCCGCTCGGGCCGGTCATGCCCGCATACTTGATGCGGTCAACGATGTCGGGATGATCCTCAAGGGCATCCAGAACACGCTTGCCGACCACCAGAGTATTCGGCGTGAAGCCCGTGGACTCCTCGATGGTCGAGACCGCCGCACGAATGTCACCAATCGGATCGCCCGAAGTGGTGTCCGACCACTGGATCGTCTGACCAGAAGTCGGGCTGGACGCGACGCCAGTCACATCAGTCGTCCACTGACCCGTCGTGAAGAACGTGGTGGTCCAGTTCTTCTCACGGTTAATCAGCAGCTTGTGAGTGACAAATTCGGTCGCCGCACGATCCGGGTCAATCGCCGCATCGGAATTGGCGCGAATCTGTTCCGGAACGTCCTTGTGATGCGCAACCACATCACAGAAGTACGTCGGAGTGTTGTCCAGGCGATAGCCCGAACCGCTCGACTCGGTGCCAGGGGCGCGCTTCTGAGCTTCGTCGCGGTTGAAGTCACCACGATCAAAGATGAAGTAGCGATCCGACTGCTTCTCGACCGGGACGTTCGGGAAAACGCGACCGGCAACGAAGTTGGAGGCGTTCTGAAGGAACGCGACCGAAATGTTCGTCAACGCAGAGTCGACATGAACATCACTGGAAGTGGGAAGAGGCATTGTTCAGGTCTCCTCTGATTACAGGGTGCCGCGCGGAGCGAACAGCATGGCGATAACGCCACCGTCAGCACCAGTTTCAAGGGCAGTGCCGAGGATCACGTCACCGGAAGCGGCATTGACCGCCTCACCGCTCGCATCCGAAGCAACCGGGCCACCGCGAGTGACAGTACCACCGCAGGAGACCTTCACGATGCCGCCGACGGCAACGACCGCAGCCCGACCGGCAGCAGCCGGATCGTTCTGAAGAACGCCGTCAGCGTGCGCTCCGTCGCCGGTCGGGTCAACCTGACCGTCCGCCGACACGGACACGAAGAAGAACTGCTTGGCCGAAAGATCGGCACCAGCCTCCAGCGTGACCAACTGTTCAGTGTAGTTGTAGGCCATCTGTCAGCCTCCTCAGTTCTGCTCGTTGCGAGAGGCAGCAAAGAGCTTGCGCCCCTCGCCATCCTTGGTCACTTCCGAGTAAGCCATCTCGAAGGTGACACCCTTCTCGGCAGCATAATCAGAAGCCATCTTGTTCAGGCGGTAGGTAGCCGAACCCTCGTCGTCAGCAGCCGACTTGCCAACCTCGACAAAGGTGGACTTAACGGCGGCGTCAGCGGCCTTGAGAGCCGAGGCAATCGACTTGCGAACAGCCTCGTCCTCGATGCCGTCAACGGCCTTCAGCAGCGCACCGCGCTCGGCGGCAGTACCCTTGAGGTTCGGAATTTCCTCATCGGCACGCTTGGCAAGGCGAACCGCCTCGGCCTCGCGCTCCATCTTGGCAATCCGCTCGTTGGCAGACTCAATCTGCTTCAGAACCGGAGCCGGAACAGCCGACTTCAGAACCTTCTCGCCACCAACCTCGATGTACTCATCAGAGTCATCGCGCTTGGCGATCTCAGCGTCGCGAGCCGCGATGGCATCGTCACGCTCCTTGGCAAGCTCCGTAACCTGGGCTTCCAGGTCCGTGAGCTTCTTCTCAAGCTCAGTCACGTCCATGTTGTCCTCCTGGTCGTGATCGGTTTCACCGGAAGCACCGGCACCTTTGCGCATCTCGCGCATAACACGGGCCATAGCATCCTTTTCAGACATGCCACCGTCCATGTATTCCTTCATCTTGCCCTTCTCGGCGTCAGTCATCTCGCCGTTCATGGCCTTGTCAACTTCGGTCACAGGATCACCTCGCTTCCATACGGCGACCTTAGCGCCAGGGTTGGCTGGTCGATCAACCAGACTGATTTCATCGAGCTTCAACATGCTCAGAGAATAGCGAGAATCAGACGGCATTGCGAATGGCCTCCCCACCGATAGAAAACGCCGAAAACTCGCCAGACTTCACCTTGGCCCAAACGCCGTCATCGTGAATCTTCATCGCCACGATCCAGCCTTCATTGTCGCTGCTCACACCAAGCGCGTCGCCAAGTTCTTTAGTGAGCGGAAAGGAGTGAACCACTTCGCCCACCTTGTCGCCATCGTGCATCGCCTTCGCGACGCGAACGTCCAGCATGAAATCATTCGCGGCCTTCATCAGCACTTCAGGAGAAATGTAATCGCCCTGAGTGTCAAAGACCGGATTGCCCTTTTCCGAGATGACAGACGCCCAACCCCAGACCATACGCTGCTCGTCAGCCACCTTCATAA